TGAATTATGACATGTCGCTCACCCAAGTTTTCGTAAATGGCTTCCGTGAGCGTGCCGAAGCGGTTACTGAAACCGATAGTCGCTTGGCAAAAGTTTTTAATGATGCTGCCGATGCCATGGCCGCCCAAGGAAAGGATATAGCTGTTCGAGTAGATGCCCAAAAAAAAGTTGCTGCCGCTCTCCTGTTGATGCCAAAGGCCTCAAAACCAATCGCCCAAAAGGAAGTCTCGATCTCAGGAATTACCACTTTGATGGCGGCAAAACAGGCCGCAGTTTCTGCTCTTAAGAAAAGCTCAGTGGAGCTGCGTCTTTCCGATAGAACGGATCGCCATGCGGATCTCACGTTGATCGAGCTTATGGGCCATGCCGGTGATCGTAGCTCTGAATGGCACATGCGTGCCCTCAAGGAGCTTCGTAAAAACGCACCCCTTCCGAAGATTCTAGCCCAGTTTCGGGCCAATGTTGCGGCGCTGCCTGAAACCGTGGAGACGCGGGCCTGCATCGCTCAGGTGATTGACCCCGTTATTAAAGGCCTGTCTGCACCAGCCAATGACGAGATCGTGGGCGCGCTCTCTCGGCTCAAAGCATCGCTGCTGGAGGTGAAATCTGGCTCCTAGCCCTTTGCCTCTCGCCTTTGGCCCATTGCCCCGCGCCTTCACCGGTCGGGGCTTTTTTGTGCCCGTTTCCCTCGGTCCCAAAAGTTACCCAGGGTAATATTTTCCGATAGGGCCGATGGGGCGGCTGGGGGCTTAGGTGATTTTTCACCTCTCGTTTAATGTGGAGGTGTCATCACCGATGCCCCTCCACCGCACAGTCACCTTGCTAGGTTTTAAGAAGCCCGTCGTCAAGGGCGAGTCCATCCACCTCGACGTCATTCACGGCGCGGGCGACACCGGCACGCTCATCGCCACGCCCGCCCTGTGGGATCAGATCGCGGGCGCCGTGCTCCTGGCCGCCAACCCCTCCGCCTCGGGCCTCGCTTTCGTCGGCAAGGGTGGCGTGCGCAAGACACCCAAATGCACCGGCTGCGACAACCCCGGCTGCGCCGACTGCGTCGCCGGATCGCGCCCGCCCATCCTCAAGCCCGGCACGAAGCGCATCCTCTGAATTTTTCCCACCATGACTAAATCCAAATCACACCGCACCATCCTCGCGGGCGTCTTCATCGCCGCCGCGCTTCTGTTCGTTTTCGCGCTTCCCCTGGCTGTCCACGCCGACACCGTGCCGGCCGCTGTTCCGGCTTCCGTCGTTCCGACCACCGATCTTCCGGCTTCCGTCTCTCCGGCCTCCGACGTTCCGGCCTCGGCTGCGGTCACGCAGCAAACCCTGCCGCCCGGCGCGGTCGAGATCATCAACGCACTCGCGGCGAAGTTCTCCTGGATTCCCACCGTCCTCTCGATCTACGGCATGCTCGCCGTGGGTTGGCAGGTGTTGATCGCCTTCGCCCACAACTGGGCCGCGCGCTCGGCCGGCCTGCTCGACGACCAGTGGATCGCGAAGCTCGAAGCCCTCTGGTGGTTCCGATTCTTCGACCGCTTCTTCTACTTCGGCGGCTACTTCGGCTCCTACATGGGCGGCAAGAAACTCTGACCGCACCATGACCCTGGCCGCATTGCTCTCGCTGCTCATCAACCTCGCCAAGGCGATCCCCGCCTTCGACTCGATCTTGCAGCAGGCCAATGCGGCCCTGGCCGAACACCGCCGCACCGCCGCCAACGCCCAAACCGATGAAGACCGCGCCCGCGTTCAAGCTGCTCCTTGGAAGTGCCCTGGCACTTGTCCTCACCGGTTGCTCCACGACGGCCCCGAGCAACCTGCCGCGCCTGCGGGCCAGTCCTGAATACGAGGACGCCCTCCGCTGCGCCCCCAATTTTACCACCGACGCCCTCAAGACCATCGCCGACCTCGAAGCCAAACAGAAATGATTCCCGTCCTAGCCCAAGTCACCGCCGATCCCTCTGCGCAAGCCATCAAGGATTGGTTGGGCGTGGCCCTCTACATTCTGGGTGTCATCGCGGCGGTCCTCGTTGTCCTGGTCTACTGGAAGCAGCTTCGCGAGAAGCCCTCCGAAACCCCGCAGCCCTTTGAGGTAAAGCAACACCAGTCATGGGCGACGCTCGCCCAACTGGAGACGGTCAAGCACGAGGCGCACGGCCGCATCGGTCGCGAACGTAAGGAAATCGATGCCGCCGCTGTCGTGCTGGAGGCGAGGTTCACCGCCACCGTCGAGCGACTGGAGGATCAGATCAAGGCAAACAACCAAGCCGGTGAAGACCGCTACGAATTACTCCACGGGCACATCAACGCGATGCCTCAGCAGATCATCACGATCCTCGCACAGACGGGCGCGTTGAAAAGCCGCGACTGAACTTTCCGCCATGTCACCACTCACCATCCGCCGCACCATCCTCTCCGTCCTGGGGAGCGCCAAACCTTTCGCGGTTCCGGCCGAGACCTTGCTCGCCGAAGTCAACCGCCTGGTCCGTCCCGCCATCAAGTCCGTGGATCTCGCCGAACACCTCACCGCGCTCCAGGGCCAGCAGATGATCGACTACATCGCGGACCCCGTCGCGCCCGATGATGCGACCGCCCGCAAGTGGCACATCAAGGAAGCCGGCGAAGCCGCGTTCCGCTCGTAAGCAACCCATGAAACGCCGCTCCGATTCCAAGCTCAAGACCCTGCCCGATCCGGTGCAGGATCAGCTCTACGCGATCTACGAGCGGCAGGGCGGTGAGGAGGCGCTGGCGTGGCTGGAGGAAAAACACGGCGTTAAATCCAACACCGGCTCGCTCTCGAAGTTCGCCGCCTGGTTCCCGTTCTCCCGACCGCTTGAGATGGTGGCGCGCCATGCTTCTCAGTTCAAGGCGGCGGCGAAAGCCAATCCCAAGATCAAGGACGACGCCGAGCAGGCGGCGGAATACACGCAGATCGCTTTCGAGCAACTCGCGCTCCAGCAGCAGAACCTCAAGGGCTTTGTTTCGCTGCAAAAAGTGAGACTTAAAAAAGTGGATCAGCGCCACGACGCCCGCCGCATCTCCCTGCTCGAAAAGAAAGCCGCCCAGCTCGACGAAGCCGAGGGCGTGATGAAGGACGAAACCCTCAACGAAGCCGAGAAGGCGCAGCGCATGCGCTCGCTCTTCGGCATGGGCTGACACCAATGGCCGACCGTAAAAAAGACGCCCTTGAACGCCTGCGTGTGCAGGTGGAAGCCGCCCAAAATGCGGCGCGCTCCAATCGCCTCTGGGCGATGGACGTGCCCGCGCTCCGAGACCTCGCCGCCACTCACAAGCTCGGCGACAATGCCAACGGCTGGGTCAATCCCTACCCGAAGGCTGATCCGCGCAGCCTCCTGCTCGAATACCAGTTCAACTCCTTCCACGACCGCAGCCGTTTCAAGGCCTCCCTCCAGTCGCGCCAGACCGGCAAGGACTTCGTCATGCAGGGCGAAGCCGTCGAGGATTGCCATGCGCGTCCTGGCACCAAGTGGATGTTTGCCGCGCCGTCCGAGCGCCAGTCGGTAGATTCGCTGGAGCAAGGTAAGATCTGGGCCGAGGCCTTCGACCTCGCTATCGCCGACTACACCGAGCAACGCGAAGGGGCGGGCTCGCAGACCCTGCTCAAGAGCGCCGAGATCACCTTCTCCAACGGCTCGCAGATGCTGGCCGTGCCTGGCAAGCCCGACACCGTGCGAGGCAAGAGCGCCAACATCGGCCTCACCGAGTTCGACTTCTTCGAGAACCCCGGCGCGACGTGGCGCGCCATCCTCCCGTCCATCACCAACCCGCTGCGCGGCGGTGAGAAGAAGGTCCGCATCGTCACCACCCCCAACGGCAAGGGCGGCGCGATGCACAAGATCTGGACCAAGGAGCCGTCTGCCAAGATGGCCTGGTCGAAGCACCTGGTCACGATCTACCACGCCGTGCTCATGGGCCTGCCGGTGGACATCGAGCAGCTCCGCGAGGCGATGGACGATCCGGAGGGCTGGGCGCAGGAATGCGAATGCGAGTTCCTCGACTCGTCCAACGTCCTCCTGCCTTACGACATCATCGCCCTGGCTGAGAGCGCCGAGGCGCACGAGTTCTGTGATCCCGCGTTCTGGACCTACACCGGCAGTGGCCTCGGGCCGGTCACGCTCGGCATCGACTTCGGCCGCACCAACGATCCCACCGTCTGCTGGGCGCTGGAGAAGGTCGGCGACGTGCAGGTCACCCGTGAAGTCCTCGCCGAGCGCGGCATGAGCACGCCCGACCAGGAGAGCATGCTGGAGAAGCGCATCCGCCGCGCCTCCCGTGTGTGCTTCGACTATACCGGCCCCGGCATCGGCCTGGGTGATTACCTGGTGCGCAAGCACGGCGAGTGGAAGCCCGAGGCCGAGAAGTTCGGCAAGATCGAACTCTGCACCTTCACCGCCGGCTTCAAGCGCGAGATCTTCCCGCGCCTGCGCCGTGCGTTCGAGGCACCGGTCAAAATCCGCGTGCCGATCAGCATCGCCGTCCGCGAAGACCTGCACGCGATGAAGCAGATCGTGCGCAACGGGGAATACTCCTACGCCGCCCCCCGCACCTCCGAGGGCCACTCCGACCGCTGCACCGCCCTGGCTCTGGCTCTCCGTGCAGCGGGAGACGGCTTTATCAACCCCGGCCGGTTTGGCCGCGTCCGCAAAGGTCGTGGCGCCCGTGCCGCCCGCGCCATCGCCAACCGCCGCAACCGTTCCGCCACCGCATGAACCCATCCCGCCAAATCGATTTTAAGGCCCCAAAGAGCCCCCCCACCTTTCCGTGGACCCGTAAAACGGCGTTCTCCGGCCTTGCAGCGGCTTGCAGCGGCGCTTTTGAGGCCCTGCACGGTCTCGGTAAACACGTCGTTTCCGGCCAGTCCGGCCGGATGGGGGGTGCGCTTTGAACCTGCGCATGATGGCCAAGGTCGATAAGTGGCGCGCCGCCTACAACGCCCTGCGCGGCCTGACGGTCGAACGCGCCGTCTCCCTCCTGGAGACTGCCGAGGCCGGTCAATACGCCGATCTCATGTGGACTTTCCGCATGTTGGAGAAGCGTGAGGCCACCCTGCGCGCCCTCAAACGCCTGCGCCTGGCCTCCCTCGGGAAGCTCGATTGGGACATCAAGATCGCTCCCGTCGCCCAGCCGAAGCCCGGCGAAGTGGCCGCCAACATGGCCGCTTTGGCTTTGCAGCGGCTCGCCAAGGCCCAGGCCGACTACCTGCGCTCCTGTTACGACCGGATGAAGGGACTCAAGAAAGCCATCCGCCACTTGGCCCTCGCCGAGTTCCGTGGCTACGCGCACCTGGAAAAGGTCTATGAGAACGACAATCCCCGCCTCGGCATCGTCGAGCTGGATGTTGTCGAACAGTGGCATTGGGTGCGCGACGGTCTCTACGGCGCCTGGGAATATAACGCCAAGGCCACGCAGATCAGCCGTGGCGTTCCCATCGATCCTCGCAACTTCGTCATCCGCGAGGTGGAAGATCCGATCAACGAAATCGCGTTCTTCTGCTGGCTGCGCAAAAACCTCTCGCAAAAAGACTGGGACGCCTTCGTCGAGACCTACGGCCTTCCGCCCGTCTTCGTCGAGATGCCCGATAACATCCCCGAGGGCAAAGAGGACGAATACCAGGATATGGCCGAGGCGGTCACCGGCGACATGCGCGGCGTTCTCCCCAAAGGTGCGAAGATCCAGACGGTGGCGGATGGAGCGCGCGGGACCAACCCGTTCCGCGAGCATCTCAACTACCAGGACGAACAGCTCGTTCTCGCCGGCACCTCCGGCAAGCTCACGATGCTCACCGCTCCCGCCGGCCTCGACGGCGGCAGTCAGGGCGACGCGCACCAGGACACCTTCGACTCGCTGGCCATCGACGAGGCCGGCGACATTTCCGAGATCTTCCAGGACCAGATCGACAAGGCGCTCCTGGCGCAGCGTTTCCCCGGCCAGCCGGTGCTTGCCTATTTCCAACTCGCAGCCGAGGACAAGGCCGACGTCGGTCAGCTGCTTGATCACGCGGTGAAGGCGAAGAACGCCGGCCTGCTGGTCGATGCGGGCGAGTTCTCGGAAAAGACCGGCTACAAGCTCACCGTCGCCCCGGCCGCCCCCGCGTTCCATGGTGCCGGTGCGCCGCAGACCTTCAACCGAGACGCCGGCTGGACGGGCTGGTTCCGCTCGTTCTTCAGCCAGGACAAAGCCGCCGCATCGCGCGACCAGCTCTTCAACCGCAAGGCGCTCCTCGCGCTTGGCGCCGCGCAGCGCAAGGCGCTTCAGCCTCTCATTAAACGTATCGTCCTCTTGGTCGACGAGACCGACGACGCGAAGTTCGACGCCGGCTTCATCCAGCTCAAGGCCGACCTCCCTGCAATCGGCAAGCAAGTCCTCTCGGCCGATTCGACCGGCGAACTCGCCAAGGCGTGGGAATCCATCCTCGGGCCGGCGCTTGTCTCCGGCGCGGCCGAGGCCGCCCAGCGCCAGGCCGGCGCCGCCACCACCCGCAACCGCAACGTCTCCGCCCTGCTCGGCTGGTTCCGCTCCCTTTTCCGCCATGAATAAAAAAATCCTCATCGTCGGCCTCGGACAATCGCTGGCCATCTCCCTCAACCGCGCCGCCGATGCGGCCGCCGGATTCACCATCCCGGCCGATGGCTGGTTCCAGATCGGCACGGTCGGCGAGATGGACAAGGAGCTGGAGATGCCGGGCGGCAAGAAGGTCGTCGTGCGCCAGGTCGTCACGGCCGACGATCTCGCGACCATCGCCAACCGTTTCAAGGAATGGGCCGGCGAACCCGGTTTCGACGGTCTTCTGGTCGACTTCGATCACGAGAGCGCAGACGCGACCAAATCCACCCGCGCCGCCGCGTGGATCATGAACGCGGAGCGCCGCAAGGAAAAGGAGCTGTGGGGCCAGCTGCGCCTCAGCGCCAGCGGCCGGACGGCGCTTGAAGGCGGCGACTTCCGCCACTTCAGCCCCGTGCTCGGCTTCGAGTCCAAGGCCTACAATCGCGGCGACGTCGCCCATCCCGCCGCGCTCCTCGGCGGCGCCTTCACCAACCAACCCACCTTCAGGGGCATGTTGCCCCTGTCCAACCGCGCAGATCCCAACCTCACGCTTCCCACCATGAATAAAACGCTCGTTATCCAACTCCTGGCCGCCCTCGGCCAGACCGTCGCGGCCGATGCCACTCCCGAAGTGCTCGACGCCGCTGTTACCACCGCCATCACCAAAGCCAAGGGCATGGAGACCGAGATGGGCTCCACGCAAAACCGCCTCAAGATCCTCCTCGATGCCGAGATCCAGCGCGATCTCGACGCCGCCGGCCTCCAGGGCGACGAGCGCGCCAAGTGGCAGACCGCCCTCACCAAGAACCGCGAAGAGGCCCTGCCTCTCCTCGCGTCGCTCGGCAAGGGTGGCGATGGCTACGCCCGCACCCACAACCGCAAGGAGGCGACCACCCCGGCCGATCAGGCCGCGACCGCCGCCGCCGAACTCGACGGCAAGCGCGATGCCGCCGTGCGCGACTACCAGACCCGCAACCGTTGCGATTTCCAGACCGCCTGGGACGCGACCAAGACTGATCAGCCGAAACTCTTCGCCACCTCCCGCTAAGGGGGATGGCTCAACACCAACTCAAATCCACCCGCCATGTTAGTCAAAAATAACGCACTCGTTTCGCTCACGCCCACCGCCGATCATTCGGAAAAGGAAGGCTTTTTCATCAAGCTCGCCGGCATCACTGCCGCGCTCGTCACTGCCGCCACCGATCTCCCCTTCGGCGTCATCGTCGATGGCGAGCCCGTCACCGGCAAGGACAGCGTCGCCGTCGGCGCCGCTTACCCCGGCATCGTCACGGTGAAGCTCGGCGCCGTCCCCGGCGCGGTCGTCGCCGGCAGCCGCCTCCAGCTCAACGCCGACGGCACCGTCAAGCTCGATACCGGCGCCGGTGCGCGCGTCCTGGTCGCTATCGCCATCGAGGCGGGCGCCGCCGACGAGCTTATCCAGGCTGTGCTCATCAAGCCCGTGGTGATCGGTAATGCCGTCGTCATCGGTTCTACCAACGGCACGGCCGCCGCCGCCATTCCTGGCGCTCTCACGAGCACCAACGGCACGGCCGCCGCCGCTGCCGCCGATCTCGCTGCCCTCGCCGCCGAAGCCGAGAAAATCGGCGACGACGTCCGCGCCATTCACGCCGCCGCCCTGCTCGCGCAGGCCGAAAGTGAAAAACAGGGCGACGATATTCGCGCACTCTACGCCGCACTCCAGGCGGCCGGCATTCTCGCCTGATCCGTCATCAACCAAGCCCAGTAATCCAAAAATCGTTTCACCATGTCTCGTCGCAATAACGCAAACTACAACGGCCGCCTCACGTCTTACGCGGCCGGCCTCGCCCAGAATCCCGCGAAGGACGGCCTCGCCGATTTCATCGCTCCCCGTGTCGGCACCGGCACGTCGAGCGGTCAGTTCAAACGCTACTCGGGCAAAAACTCGATGCAGGTCTATGACACTGCCCGCGCCCTCGGCGGCAATGCCACCCGCATCAAGTTCGAGTCCGACGACCCCTACTACAACTGCAAGCCGAACGCCCTGGAGGCGGCCGTCGACGATGCCGAGCGCGACAGTGCCGGCGACGTCGAAGGCGCGCAGCAGGCCCTCGAAGAGAGCAAGGTCGGCACGCTCGTCTCGGGTGCCAAGCTCTCCCGCGAAGTAAAGGTGCAGGAGTTGATCGACGGGCTCACGCCCGTCGCCGCCGTCGGCGTGTGGTCCAATCCCGCCGTTGATCCCATCAAGCAGATCGACGACGAGATCTCCGCCATCACGACCCGCACCGGCATCATGCCCAACCGCATCGCCATCGGCCTGGCGGCGTGGATCGTCATCCGCCATCACCCCAAGGTGCTCGCGCGCCAGCCGGGTGCGGCCAACCAGGGCGTCAATTACGCCCAGTTCGCCGGCATGCTTGCCAACCCCAACATCGAGGTCCGCGTGGGCATCCTCTCCCGCGACCAGGCGAAGTTCGGCAAGGACAAGGATGCCGTGAACATCCTCGGCGCGAAGGTGCTGATCTTCATCGGCAGCGATTCGCCCACGATCTACGATCCTTCGTTCGCGAAGACCTTCGCCACGAAGCGCACCAGCATCGACCAGGTGATCAACTACCGCGAGCAGAGCGCCCGCAGCGACATCTACGCGGTCGATTGGTCCGAAGACATCCAGGAGGTCTTCGAGGAGGCCGCCTCGCTCATCGCCGTCAGCTAACCGACCACGCACCCGCGTTGTTGTTTCTTCCAGCTCCCGAGGACGGCCTCGGGAGCTTTTGAGAAATCACGACCACCCGCAAAACCCATGGCCTGGAAAATACTCACTGAAGCAGACATCGCCGACGGCGTGAACGGCCCCGTCCTCGCCGCCGCCCGCACCGCTGCGTTGAAGGCCGCGCAGCCCGATCCGCTGCCCACTGAGCTTGCTCGTGTCACCCGCGAGGTGCGCGGCCGTGTCGCCGCCTGGAGCAAGAACACCCTCGGGCCGGCGGGCACGATCCCCGACGAAGCCGAGACCTCCGCCATCGACATCGTCGTCTATCGCCTCTGCAAACGCGTGGGTTCCGCGCTCCTCAAGACCGAAATCGCCGACGCCAAGAAAATGGCCGACGCCTTCCTGGTCGATCTCAGCAGGGGCGATGTCGCCATCGAGCAACCCGAAATCCCTTCGGGTGAAATCGTCACCTCGCCGCCCTCACCGAGGTGGAAGGCCCGCCGCCCGCAATTCAAACGCTGCCAGCAAGACGGCGCATAATTTCCCCATGTCCGTTCCCTCCAAATCCACCGCGCTCCCCAAGGCCAAGCCTGTCATCGGCTGGCCGGGCGGGAAGACGCGCCTGCTCAAATACATCCTGCCGCTCATCCCCGCGCACCGTTCCTATGTGGAGGTGTTCTTCGGCGGCGGCGCCGTCTTCTTCGCGAAGGAGCGCGCCCAGGTCGAGGTGATCAACGACATCAACGGCGACCTGGTCGCGTTCATGCGCAACGCGAAGGAGCACTGCGACGAGCTGCTCAAGGAACTCGATCTCGTGCTCAACTCCCGCCGGGAGTTCGAGGACTACAAGGCGCAGCCTGGTCTCACCGAAATCCAGCGCGTCGCCCGCTGGTTCATCCGCAACAAGCTCTCGTTCTCCGGCATGGGCGGCGACTTCGTCATCACGCGCACCCAGCCGCTTTCCTCGCGGGCGGCGCGACTCGATGCGATCCGCGCCCTCAGTGACCGGCTCGACAAGACCACGATCGAGAACCGCTCCTGGGAAAAGATTCTCAAGTCCTATGACGATCCGCAGGCCTTCTTCTTTCTGGACCATCCCTATCTCGATGCCGGCGGCGACGCCTACGAAGCCTGGAGCGAAAAGACGCTCAGTGAGTTCGCCACGGCCGTGCGCGCTCTGAAGGGCGCCTGGATGGTCACGTTCCAGGACTGCGAGCAAATCCGCCGCGCCTTCGCCGGCTGCAAGATCAAGGCCATCGAGCGCCCCAACGGCATCGGCAACACCCAGGGCAAAACCGGCCGCACTTATCGCGAGGTTATCATCACCCGCGCCTGACCCATGTCCGAACTCGACCACATCATCCGCACGATCCCCTTCGATCATCTCCTCATGATGCTCGCGGTCCTCGCTGCGCTCGATGCGGGTCTCTGCTCTCCGTCCACCGTCCTCCGTCAACCGTCCACCGGAGGTGCCGCGTGATCTTCGACACTCCGCTTCCTTTCCTCGAAGCCCTCGCCGCGAAGAAGGTGAAGACCCTTCTCCCGACCGAGCTGCGCACAAAGGACCTCGCCGGTCTCGGCTCTGCGCTCCTTGACCGCTCCTCGTTCTCGGCCGGCGTGCAGAGCGCGGAGCTGCTCCAGCGTTTCGATGATCTCACCGGCCAGCGCCTGGACGGCACGCTTGACCGCGCCTCGGCCCGCCAGGCGCTCAAGGAATTTCTCGGCTCCCTGGGAGACCCGTCCGTCGATAACACCGATCTCACCGACATCCGCTCCGATGCCCGGCTCAACCTCAAGCTCGATCACGATCTCGCCACACTCCAGGGCTACGGCCATGCGGTGCAGTCCAATGTGCCCGAGGTCCTCGACCAGTGGCCCGCCCAGGAGCTAGTTGATACGAATCCCAGCCAGACCGAGAACCGCCGCGACTGGAAGGCCATCTGGACCGCGCACGGTGGCGAGTTCTACGGCGACCGCATGATCGCGCTGAAGAGCGATCCGATCTGGACGAAAATCTCCCGCTTCAACCGGCCCACGCCCCCCTTCGACTTCGGCTCCTATTGGGATGTTCAGGACGTGGACCGTGCCACGGCCGAGGACATCGGCCTGATCGCCCCCGATGCCGAGGCCAAGCCCATGGTCCTGGAAGACCTCAACGCCGACCTCCAGGCCACGCCCGAAGTCCGCGCGGACTGGCTGCGCAGCGAGCTTGCAGGCCGCCTGCAAGGAATCGCCGCATTCGATGCCGACGGCGTGCTCAAATTCACGGGAGGCAAAGCCGCATGAGCCTGGGCGTGCAAGTCCTCGTCACCGGCGGCGCCCGCGCGAGCGTGGAGCGCGCCCGCGTGCTGCTCGGCGGTCCTGCCATCAATCCCGTCATCGGCCAGGCGGCCTCCAACGTCGTGCGCGCGCATCTCTTCGGCCTGAACGAGTCCCGCGCCAACCATCTCGGCGGCCGGCGCACCAATTACTTTCTCGGCGCCGGGCGCGGCACTTCCTGGTCGGTCACCGGCGACACCGTCACCGTCTCCATCCGCCAGATCGGCATCCGGCAAAAATTCTACGGCGGCACGATCAAGCCGAAGAATGCGCAGTTTCTCACCATCCCGGTCGCGCCCGAGGCCTACGGCAAAAGAGCCCGCGAGTTCGGCGACCTGGTCCTCGTGTTCGGCGACAACGGCCAGCCCATCGCGCTCGCAACCAAGGGCACGCGCGCCGTGCAGATCACGCAGAGCAAGAGTGGCAAGATCATCAAGCGCCAGATCGGCCGCACCGGCGTGATCATGTTCCGCCTGGTCCGCAGCGTCACCCAGCTGCCCGACCCGACGATCCTCCCTGACGAGGCCGAAATCTTCACGGCCGTGAAAACCGCCGTCGACGAGACCGTCGACCGCCAGCTGCGCCGCCGCCTGTAAAACCCATCGCCATGCCCTCTCCCCGCCGCAAAACCATCTCGAAGACCGTGCAGGATGCCATCGTCGCCTACATCGGCACACTGGAGGACTACGCGGGCGTGCCCGTGATCGGTCGCAGAAAAGGCGTCATCACAAACGACATCGAGGCGGAACTCGCGACGCTCGGCGCGTGCCTTTACGTGTTCCCCGCGCTGCCGAAAAAAATAAACAAAAATCTGCCCGGCCCCTACGTGGAAAAGCTCCAGGTGCGCATCCGGGTGATCGAGGCGCCGTCCATCAACTCGACGCTGCCCGACGCCTACGAACTCGCCGAGATGATCCTGGTGGACCTCACCGAGCTGAACCTCTCGGCCGTCGAAGGCCTCGCCGGCATCAACCCGCTCGAACCGCTCGACACGCCCATCGAGGAAGTCCCGGACGACGAGCGCGTCCTCTTCGACATCACCTTCGAGACCTCCGTCGGCCTGCCCGCCGCCGCCTGATCCCTTTTTCCAAACCGCAGCCAACCACCATCCACCATGTCCATCGAACGCACTACAATCCTCAAAGGCCCCGGCTACATTTCCGTTTCCGGCGCCTCGATTCACTCCACCGACGACATCGTCGCCACCCGCGTCGAAGAGTGGTCCGACAAGATCACCAGCGGCTTCGCGCGCACCGGCCGCAGCCTGCTCAACCGCTACGTCGAGGTTGTCGCCACGCCCGCCATGTGGGCTAACCTGGCCACGCTCTTCCCCCTGGCCTCCGCGCAGCCCTGGGACACGCTCTACGGCGACACCGACGTGCCCCTGATCATCACGCCACGCAACGGCCGCACGCTCACCGTCGTGAACAGCGCGATCACGCAGCTCGCCAACCTGAAGCTCGCCACCAAGTCGCCGCTCTTCAAGAGCGCCATCAAGTGGACCGGCCTGGTCGCCAACAATTCCTCCGCCGGCTCGCTGGCCAACTTCTACGTCCAGGGCCTCACAGTGGGCAGCAACGTCGTCCTCCCCGGCTTCGATCCCACCAAGATGCAGCAGCGCCGCTACTCCGCCTTGCGGAACGCCATCGCGATCCGGGGCGACGACGGCTTCGACATCGACTTCGCGATGTCGCTCGAACCCGACAAGCCGGACGGCGAGCCCATCGTCAACTACCGCCTCAAGTCCATCGACGCCACGGTCAAGACGCGCCCGGTCGGCATGACCGAGGCCGACTACGCCACGCTTATGGGCGACGGCGTGGATATCGGCGACGAGCCGCCCGTCTATGATCTCGCCATCGCGGGCGCGACGTCGGGCGATCCGAAGTTCACCCTGGCCAACACCCACGTCGAGCCCGGCTCCTTCGCCTACGGCGCCGCCAACCGCAACGGCGAGCTTACGTTCCAATCGGTCCGCAAGATCACCGCCAACGTCCTGGCCCCGCTCTGGACCATCGGAAACGTCGCCTAATCTAGCCTCTAGCTCCTAGCCACTAGCAACTAGCCCCTAGAACATGGTCATCGCGATCCAACTCGGCACCGGCGGCGACATGCTCGTCCTGGCGACTCTCGACGACACCGTCGAGAGCCTGCTCATGGACGGCCACTCCGTCACCCAGGAGCGCCAGCTCTTCCACGCCGCCACCGCCGAGATGATCAACCGGGGCAACCGCTCCCGGCAGATCACCTTCACGGTGAAGCGCAAGCCGCTTGCCAGCGTCGTGCTGGCGGTGCGGGCGCTCGCGCAGCACGAGTTGGATTTTGAGACCAAGGTCGGCCCGACCTTCGCCATCGCCATCGGCTCCGCCGGGGCCGGCTTCAAAATGAACTTTGCCAACGCCGTCATCCAGCACCGGGGCCGCGCCCCCGGCACCAGCTCGGTCCACGACTACACCGTCACCGGCGGCAGCTACACCATCACCGATCTGTAATCCACCAACACCACACCACCATGTCCGCATTCAATTCCGCCACCGCCGTCGCCGTCACTCCCTGGCGCCATTCGCCCACGGGCAAAACCGTAGGCTACCACCAGCCCACGGGCGACACCACCGTCGATCTCTTCAGCATCGGCCGCCTGTTCATCGCCAATGTCACCGCCGAGCAGGCCGAGAGCCACGACTTCCCGCCGGCCGCGCCCGTCGAATCGCTGCCAAACGCGGCCGCGATCTTCCATCCGGCCTTCATCGAGCTGACCGAAGGCGACGTCTCGCTCGACAAGCTCAACGCCTCTTCCGACGACTTCGGCAAGCTGGTCGAGGGCACCGTCGACGGCGAGCGCAAGAGCTACCAGGTGCGCGCCGGCACCGATGCGCAGACGCTGCCCGGCATCGTGCACCCGGCGAACTTCCACGCCATCACCAACCCGTTTGTCTTCGTCGCCGCCTGAGCGGTTTCTCACCATGAAAAAACTCCTCATC